CGGTGCATTATGCAACTGACCCCAATACCATGAAGGCTGATGAGTCTATGCCCGGTGGTATGCCCGCACGTCGCGTAAGCATGGGTAATATCACATTTGAGCCTAAGTCCACAGGTTTAGAAACTCGTGGTAATGGCGCCGCAACTAAAGGCCGTATTGCTAGGGGGCCAATGGCTTAATATGAACTACGAGACGCTTTACAATACCATTCAAGCATACGCTGAAAATACGGAACAGCTATTTCTAGCTAATATTCCTGTCTTTGTACAGCAATGCGAAGAACGTGTTTATAACACGGTAGCGTTTGCGTCTTTACGTAGAAACGTCACAGGTACCCTGACAATGGGTAATCAATATTTGACCCTGCCAAATGATTGGCTGTCAACTTATTCGATTTCTATTTACTCCAGTGATTACACGACCCCATACACGTACCTGTTGAACAAAGATGTTAACTTTATCCGAGAAGCCTACCCCAACCCCACTTCAGCCTTCTATGGAACTCCCAAGTATTACGCTGTCTTTGGCCCTCAATACAATGCTGCCAATGAGTTATCTTGCATTGTTGGGCCTACTCCCGACCAAAGTTACAACGTAGAACTGCATTATTTCTTTTACCCACCATCAATGGTGCAGGGTATTGTCACAGGACTTTTGCCTGCATTCACGCCCGGAACCTTGTACACCCCGGGGCTATATCAAAACGTCCCTCTAACAGGCGGTTCTGGTAACGGGGCTTATGCAGATATTTTGATTAACTCTGGTGGCTTGGTAGGTTCAGTTACTCTGCAAAACGGCGGTAATTTCTATCAGGTTGGGGACGTTTTAAGCGTAGCATCTACAAATGTGGGTGGCACGGGTTCTGGCTTTGCGGTCACTGTTTCTACCATTAACAACTCAACTGGCACTAGCTGGTTGGCAGATAATTTTGACCCTGTGATACTTTATGGCTCTATGCGTGAAGCCATGATTTTCATGAAAGGCGAAGCCGACATGGTCAAGTATTACGAAGACAAGTACCAAGAAGCTCTTGGTCTTGCTAAACGTCTTGGTGATGGATTGGATCGTGGCGATGCTTATAGGGATGGTCAAACCAAACTCAACACAAACCTCAAAGGTAATGTAGTAGCATGAGCATTGTTCAAGGTCAAACCACAGCGTTCAAAGCCAATGTTTTAAGTGGTTTGGAGAACTTCACCTTAACATCTCCATATACATACAAAATTGCTTTATACACGGCGCTTGCCAATCTAAACAACACGACTGCGGCGTACACGCCAGTTGGGGAAGTGGCAACGGGTAATGGATATACGGCGGGGGGCATACCTTTGACCATATCCAATCCGCCCACCCAAGACACTGCCAATAATGTTGCTTGGATTTCGTTCAACAATGCAACTTGGCCTAATTCTTCTATTACGGCTCGCGGGGCTTTAATATACAATTCAAATACAGGGGCATCTGTGTTTGTTTTGAACTTTGGGAGTGACATTACCATGAACAATTTCACAGTTTCATTCCCAACGCCAACTTCAACAACCGCAGTTTTAACAATTTCTTAAGGAGCTATCATGACAAGAGAACTTTCAAACTTTGGAGACCACGCAGTCGCTACGCTCCAAGCAAACGCCAAAGTGCCTGAAGGCATGGGTATCGAGGGCTGGTACGAAGTCGTTTGCCGCGACGCAGACGGTAACGTCAAATGGGAAGAAAAATTTCCTAATCTAGTGGTCGCTGTTGGCAAACAGTTGATGCTTGATACGCTCCTCAAAGGAAGCTCTTATACAGTTGTCGGGCCTTACCTTGGTTTGATTTCCAATACATTCACTGCGTCTGCTTCAGACACAATGGCTTCTCACACATGGACTGAGTTTACTAACTATACAGTAAGTGGATCAGGTAACCGTGGTACAGCAGTGTTTGGATCATCTACCTCAACAGGTTCTACACCTTCAAACGTGACTTCAAGTACCGCAACAGCGATTACTTACACAATCACAGGCGCAGGTGGCACAGTGTATGGATGTTTCTTGGTAACCGGTACAGGCGCAGTTTCTACATTCAGCTCAACTGCTGGTACTTTGTACTCAGAGGGTTTGTTCGGAACAGCCAAGACAACAACTTCCGGTGACACTGTAAGCGTTACATACAGCACAACAGCTACTTCTTAAGGAGCCCTAAATGACTCTAGCTCTTTACGACAGAGTCCAGCAAACAGGCTCAGCTAATACCACAGTCAGCTTTACCTTAAGTGGGAGTGTGACTGGGTATCAGTCGTTTGCGGTTGTTGGAAATGGAAACACAACTTACTATGCAGCGACAGATGTAAATGGCGATTGGGAAGTCGGTATTGGTACGTATTCAACTACTGGGCCAACGTTAACCCGCACCACCATTCTTTCGTCTAGTGCTTCAGGCAGTGCGGTTACTTTTAGCGGTACGGTTACAGTATTTGTAACTTATCCTTCTGAGTACGCAGTATATCAAGGCGGCCCCCTTGGTACTCCTAGTTCTGGCACATTGACCAATGCGACTGGCTTGCCTGTTTCTACAGGTATCAGCGGTTTAGGTACGGGTGTTGCAACGGCACTTGCGGCTGGGGTTACAGGCTCTGGCAATATTGTTTTAGCCACAAGCCCCACGTTAACTTCCCCTGTTTTAGGCGTTGCCACTGCTACTTCAATGCAAGTTGCTGGTGGTTTCTACTCAACAAGCTCAAGCGGCTTCACTTATACAGATGGTATTGTGGTGGACTATGTGACCAACAATGGTCGCATTTCCGTCGGTTCTGGTGATGGAATCACGTTCTACAACGGTGGTGTTGGTAATACTTCTTTGGGTAGTGTTTCTTCTTCTGGCACTTGGACGCTACCAACGCTTAATTTGACAAATGCTTTGGGTATCACTTATGGTGGTACAGGACAAACAACTGCTAGTGCAGCGTTCAATGCTTTGTCTCCAATCACCACAACGGGTGACTTGATCATTGGCAACGGAACCAATAGCGCAACAAGACTGGCAATTGGCGCCAACAATTATGTTCTAACATCGAATGGAACGACAGCGACTTGGGCAGCTCCTGCGGCATCTGGCCCAACAAAAGCACAAGCAATAGCTTATGCGATGACCCTTGGCTTTTAAGGAAATATCATGGCAAACCCAAATATAGCGGCACTCACGAGTATTTATGGTAACACGGCTTATGTCGTGCCTTCTACTACAGGTGCAACAACATCATGGACTTATAACGGTTCTACATCGCTCACAGGACTGACTCCTGCGACCAACTCCGTGAATAAGATTACTGGATTGATCGTATCAAACACAACAGCATCTGCGGTGGCGGCTACAGTGGCGATTGGAAACAACGCTACGTTTGGTAGTGCGACTGTGATCTCTTACCCTGCATATGCGATTTCAGTACCTGCTGGTGCATCATTGATCGTGATTGACAAGACAACTGATCTTTACATCACAGAGAACCAATCGGTAGCGGTTACAAGTGGTACTGCTAGCGCATTGACATTTACTGCAATTTTTGAAGTCATAACATAATGAGCGAAAGATATGTTGGCGCATGGGAACAAGCGGGTTTATTTAATCCGCTGAATGCGCCTACCGGTACGCCTACTTATTTTCCATATTTATATTCTTGGGGTGTAAACGGTCAAGGACAATTGGGGCAGGGAAATACAACTAGCTTTTCAAGCCCAAAACAAGTTGGAACTTTAAGCAACTGGTCAAAAGTTAGCGGAAATGGAGCTATAGGTGGACATGGTTTATCTTTTGCAGTAAAAACAGATGGAACCTTGTGGGCATGGGGTTCAAATAATTATGGTCAGCTTGGTCTAGGAACCACTACATATTATTCCAGCCCAAAACAAATTGGTGCATTAACAAGTTGGCTAACTGTTGCATGTGGAGAATACTTTGCTGTTGCAGTTAGACAGAACAATACATTGTGGTCTTGGGGATATAACAACTTTGGTCAATTGGGTTCTGGAACTATAACAAATAGGTCATCACCTGCACAAGTGGGTTCTCTTACAAATTGGCTGTATGTTTTAGGTTCATACAATACTTCTCTCTCAATAAAAACTGATGGTACTTTATGGGGGTGGGGTGCTAATGCTTATGGTTGTATAGGATTAGGAAATATAAACGTATATTCATCTCCTAAGCAGGTTGGCTCTTTGACTAATTGGTCTAAATTTCCTACCAATGGCGGGCAATATTTTGCTGGAGCTTTAAGTATCTAATATGCCATATATCTACCCATACACACAATACGGCGGCATCTGGAAGCTGA